GGGCTACAGGCTGAACATCTCCATTGGTGGAGAGATAGTAGTACGATCCAAATGCAGACCCTGCAACTCCAGCACACGGCCCTTCGATTAGTAGGATTTCTCCATAGTCTCCAGAATCAATGCCAAGAGGATTATTTACTATACCGTGGGCGGGCAAAAAAAGCGTTGAAGCGTCAGCATATCTTGCTGCAATTTTCCCGCCAGAAAGATAAAGGTTAACTAGCTTTCCAAACGCCAGCGCACTGCCTACTGCCTTAGCGTAGAGTTTTCTGTGCTTACCAGTTAGAATTGTAGACAGCTGGTTTTGTCCGTCTAGTTCTAACTGAGTAAATAGAACACCGCCACTCTGTACACTCAGGCCTTGCGCCAAACTATTGAGAGCAAGATAAAGTGGCTTAACTAAACCAAAGTTCTTCTCGTCTTGGCCAGCTGGAAGCTGCGGAAGGCCAGTAGTAACTGAGTACTGTGGCATTAGAATGCACCGTCATTGCTGATCTCAGCAATAATAGTTGTCAGCGAGAACTGGCCAGAGATATAAAACGTGTGGTTTTTGCCCGTAGGCAGATCAAACCCGTATTCAGAATATTCTGCACCAGAGCTTTCCCTTAGGTACCCATATTCTGGTTGGTCAAGAACTGCGCCATTTACACTTCTCCAATTAGCTACTTTAGCTGTTGCACCCGAAGTAAGGCCTTCAATTTCTAGGCTGTGGAGTGTTGCGTTTCTGGCTCGTGCAAACTGGTTTTTTCCAATTACAACTAGTGCAACTGAATCATCATCTGGTGCGCGGTAGTCCATAACTGCTAGCTTAACTTCCCCTGTACGAAGAAGAAATGCTACGCTTTGGCGCGGGTACGTGAGCGCTCCACCTTTGACGATTGCGCCGTCATATGTAATAGCTCCCATGTCATCATAGGATACATCCAAAAGCATATCGTAAGTGAGTGTAGCATCTTCTGTACCGTATGAATAAGAGAACGCGTCTACGTGGGGGATTCTAAGTTTTCCCCAACGCTGCAAGCTAGCATCCCAGATCAGCGCGAATGAATACACTCCAGGATATGAGCCGTAAGACACCACTAGGAAACGCTGGCCACAGAATGTAACCTTGGAAAAGAATTCCAAACTAGCTACACCACGAGAGAATGTAAGATTATCTGGATCAAACGTCTCTAGAAATCTTCCTCCAAGAAAATCAGTGATATCTGGCATGGGGTTTTCAGCTGCATTAAGTGTCAGCCGCTGCATACCGCCAGTTGTGTACGCGTAAACCCCGCCAAGATTTCCTTCACTTGCAGCTTGCTCGTAACCTTCAATGCCACCCGCGTTTGAAATACCCTTGAAAATCCAGGGGCTGGCAAAGTTATTCGCGTTGTAGAACGCAGAGATAGCGTTTTTGGTGGTGAAGATGATGAAACCGCCCGACATAGGAATCACAGCGGTTACTGGACCCTGAATGTCTTCTGGAATCTGAGAGCCTGAACCGGTGACTTCTCCGTTTGCATAAACACTAAAGTCAAATGCAGAGCCAGAAAACGGTGCCCAGTATATACTAAGCCCGCTCCAAACCACTAGGTAGCCATTGGATGAGCTAATTCCATCAATCTGCCCAATAGGAATAGGGAGGTTTATAATTAATGCCAGTGGGTCAGCAAGGTGAACTCGCTGCAACTCTGTGAGAGTAGAATCCCAGAAATAAATACTACCATCCGCGTCTTGACTAGCTCCGCCACTTGTAAGGCTAAGCGCGAGTCTAGAATAGCATACAAACGTTTTACCGTCTACATACGCTCGGGTTACTTTTGCAGTATCTGGAGTGTTAGTAGATGTAGTTGAAATGTATAATGGGGGAGCCTCTGCAAACCAGATGGCTGTAATTGGCTGGTCATCCCACAGTGCAGCTACTGTACCGTACCTATAATTTTTTCCTTTTGAAGGGGAAAATAGAACTGTATTTTCTTCCGCGTCTCGCAACGGAAAAATCTGATCAAAATCAGAGTTTACTGTGGGGGAAATAATCCGATGATAGCTAACACTCTTAACCCCGTTAGCTACAGGAACAAAATTTTCCCCATATAGAATTTGGGGAATATTGTAGTCTAGGTTCTCTTCTGCACCTTGAAATGCGCGAAATGTTCTAGTCGTAAGATCGGAAGCAGGAACAATTACTGCTCGCTGGCCCCAAGAAGAGACTAGAGGAAACCTAGCATTTCCAAGCGCAATTTTATACCGCTGGACTGCCATTATTGACTCCTAGTTAACCTGGCACGTACGGAGTAAACACACCACCAGCAGTAACAATCAAGGAGCCGAAGTTGTTAAACGTGCGGCTATTAGCTGCAAGGTCAGAAATAAATCCTAAATCCTGACCTGTTGCATCACACCCATCCAACCACGCGTTATTTGCTTGGTTTACAAAACCGTACCGGGGGTTACTTGGAATGCTGTTTGGCAACATTGCATTGAATCCAGCTGTTACTCCAAGATTCCAAGAGTAACTAGTAGCTGTGTCTGCAATATTTGGGCCAAAACAATCATAGTGCTGGCCGTTAACACGAACAATATAACCATCATGGTTTGAGCTGCCATTCTTGTTTGCTGCCGTACCTTGTGGGTTGAGAGTCTGTGCCAGCCCGTAGGTGTCCACATCACCTGAGAACTGAGTGGTGTAGTTGATCTCAACAACGTGCGGCGTGATTGCGTTCAGGATATTGTAGTTGCCGCCATCCGCGCAGGTGCGGTATGAGCGACAGTCTTGCGTGTAGGCGTATCCACCCTCAACAAGGATTGAACTCGTGGCGCCATACTTGAACGTGCAGCGCTTCGCCCAGAATTGTGGCGTTGTCTGTCCAGCAACGTGCAACACGCTTATGTAGCCGTAAAAAGTAATGTTTTCCCAGTAACTTATGGTCGAGTATAGTAGCGTGCGATTGTCTCCTGCGACTCCGTAGATAACTTGTAGGTTGGCCTTTGTTGTTGTATTAACGTTTACATTCATGGCTTCACGAATGTAAAGCGCGCGGCCAGCAACTGTTGCTGTTATCGCGGCCGATGCCGTCGCGTTTGCTGACATCGTGATTGAACTACCTGTGGTGACACTAATTATTGTTGCACCGCCAGGAATGCCGGTCCCAGAGATTGACATGCCAACAGAAGCGCTGCGTGTGTTCGTGGTCGTCACCACGGCGCTGGCGCTAGTCGTCGTTACGCTAAGCCCTTGAGAATATGCGCCGTTATAAGCCCACCCGAAGTTTTGAAGTGTCCCCAGTGTATCCAAATCAGCGAACTGCGGCATTGGAGTCGGCTCACCATACTTGTCAATTAAGTCCTTGCGCAGTACTCGAATCGGCACATTCGTCAAAGCAACATGCATCTGATAAATGCCGCCAAAGTCATTATTCAGAGTCCATGTTGCCGCGTTTGGATCGTCGCCAGCCACGCGCAGCGTCACGCCGCCGTAGGGTGCGATGATCTTTTTCGGGTGGTCACCATAACTGTCAGTGTGACGGAAGTCGCACAGGTCATAAGTCCCAGGCCAAACATAGATGATGCCATTGGTGGTTAGTCGCAGCGCTTTGTTAAGAGTCAGAAAGGCTTGCCTCCAACTTGACCCATCGTTGGCGTCACTCCCGAGCGGGTGTACGTAACTAACAAGACTCCCGATTAACGCACCAAACTTTGTTTGGTACACGTCTGAAATGTCCTGCGCTAACTTGGCTTTTCCTGGCCCTTGGCACTCAATAACTGTGAAGTCAGAAGTGAACCAGTTAAAGTTTGCGTGTGGAGAAGTGCGGCCCCTACGAAGTGCTTTAATAGATACAGCTTGATTTCCAAGTGTCCCATCCGGATATGCAAGATAATCGGCTAAACCAATTAAAGAGACACCAAGCGTAGAATTTACACTATTGGCAAGATTTGCGGCTAATGCAACCGAATTATTACCTGCTCCAATAGCAGCTTGTAGCGCATCTAACTCTGCCTGAAACCCGGAAAGATCAGTGTCAAGTACAAGTACAAACGCCTTGAGTGTACGAAACTCTAAAGCTGCGCTTTGTACAGATTTATCCCCAGTTGGCTGAAAAACATCACTTGCGACAGGAGTGTAGGCCATATTTCCTCTTAGATTTTCGATGATAAATGAGAAGTAATAAGCATTTCCTTAAAAGGCATAATACTATTTACTTGACTTTGCTGTGCAATTTCTTGGAAACCACTGCGCATCCATACAATAGCTGCTGCCCACATAGCAAGCTCTTCTTTGTACAAGTCTGCAATCCACGAAGAGTACCCCAGAGTCGTCACGTCTGGGTTTCCGTAGTAGTACAGTTGAAGACGCCCAGTATTAGCTGCGCTGCTCATTCTTAGTGTACTACCAAGAAGAGTGAACACACTAGACCGTAAAATATTCCACTCATCCCAAAAGTTCTTGAAATCTACAACGTATTCTAGATTTTCGCTTGGGTAAAGTGTAGTTGCATCAAGACTCTGCATGAAGTCAGGAGTACGCAGTTTTGGAAACGTAGTGTAAATTCCTGCAATGTCAACATACGGTTGTCCTGAACTCGGGACTGTGTATGCCAACGCACCATTAAGTTGGTCTCGGGAAAAGAAATCAACTTGATGGGCACGAAGAGTAGCCATGCGGATTGCAGAATCAGTCAACGACACAAGCTCAGGGCGCTTAGTATAAACGTTGACTTGACTTTGCATATCCAAAAAAGTCGTCATGGCTACTCTCTGTATGCTTAATTATTTGACAAGCTCAGGGCTAACTGCACTGGCAGCAGTAGCCTTAGACGCAAGAATTTGCTTTGCCATGTTGTCTGCAACTGCGGGGCTAGCAATAACAGCGCCAGTATTACTTGCAGAATTACCTGCGGGCTCTGCAACTTCGAGTGCCAAGTTAGTTTCTTCTTTGCTAATCGGACTACCAGGCTTGCGCGAATAAACCAAAGTACCAACACGGTCTACGATAGAGTCCATGTACTTGATGATTTCTTCGTTCTTTGTAGAAAACTGACCGCCAGTAAAAACAATCTGTGCCCCGTCAGACATGAAAGTACACGCACCCGGAACTTGGTGGTAGTAGACTCGCATTGCAGGATCTTTTAGATTTGAGTCTGCTGCAATGATTTCACCTGAACGAATAATTTGATCGTTCTTAACGTAATTTTGGGAGTTAAGCATTTGGAAGGTTCCTTGGAAAATGGAAGTAAGTTGGCTAGTTAGCCAGTAACAAGCTCAAACAGCGCTGTTCGGTACGTTTTAATTTGGCCGAAAATTGATGCATCAGCTGCGGGGATTGATGCAATAATACCAGTTGCATCCGGCACACGTACATTACCATTGATTGTAATGCTAGTGATACTTTTTGGGAGTTGAAATCGAACGGCTCCTCCTGCCAAAACAGTATCTACAATGCCATCTGCATTTACGGCATTGTAGGACTGCACTAGATCGGTTGCTTCCAATGCCGTACAAGTAATCAAGCCACTTGCAGGAGCCAAAGCCCCTGAAGTGACCAAAGTAATTGAACTAACATTGGAAGGACATCTGACAACTGCCATAGTCCTTCTCCTTTTCAGTTAATGTTGACTAAATTAACCTGCGGCCGCTGCGGTAAAGCCATAGATAACACTGAAAGCAAACGGGTTTTTAATCAAACTCGTCAATTCAGTAGTCAACGTACCGCCTTGAGCATCGACACCATTGTCAACTCGTGCACCATCTTCATTGTATTCCACGTTGCTGGTACGACGAAGATAAGCAATAGAGAAAGCGTTCAGGTCAACGACAACTGCCATCTTTGCCCAGGTGCTAGCATTACCATAGGCATTGAACAGCGGGTGTGCAATCATTTCAAACACGCCACGCGGGGTGCGGACGGTGTTAATCTGCAGGCCCCACGAAGTAGTGGTGGTTTCGATCATGTAAGTAGAATTCAAACGTGCAATATTGGTAATCACGCGCTGAGCAACACCACCAACAAACATGGTACGAATATTGCCAGATTTAGGGTCCGTCACAGTTTGCAGAGTCGGATCAAGTGCAGATTCAAATTGGGTCCAATTGGTAGTTGCACCAAGAGTAACAATCTGAGTAGGTGCCGTCAAAGTGACACGAGCAATGATGCCTTCCTGAGTATGGAAAGGTTGACCGTTACGAGTGCCAATGAACTTCTGGCCAAAGAACAGCGACTTTTCAATTGCCAGCGCATGCAAAGAAGCTGCATCACTGCGCGACTCAGCAACCATGCCGTCGCCTGCAATCATCGGCATTGCTGCAAGCGTCTTACTAACTGCCCACGAATTACGGAAAATTTGCGTGTAGTTCACATAGCGGACTGCAATAATTGCGACTGCCTGCGGACGGATAGAACCTTCTTCGAATGCATTACCGATCGAGTACAACGCAACAGTATTAGCAATTGCAGCAGCTGCAACAGTGCCGACTCCACGCTGGACAATAAGTTGCGTGTTGCTGGGGACTGAAGTAATAAGAACGACTTCTCCCGTAGAGTCTGCACGAAGCAGATCACCAATAACAAGGTCAGCAGTTGTTGCAACAGCAAAAACAGTTTCTGCTCCATCAGCAACCAGCGCAGTCAACGTGGCCAGAGGGAAAATCATTGTCTTAGTGAAGTACCCGTGTTCGATATTCATTGCAGTCTCATCCTTGAGGAGTGCAGTGAGTGCAAACAGCGGTGCAGAGCCATTAGGCATCAGTCGCGTAATCATTGCAGAGAATGATTTACGTGCCAGATCCACAGGCAAATTAGCGGTAGAAATAAGACCAACAGCCATGATGGCTCCTTAGAAGTTGAAAGAAAAGAAATTAGGTTTGTGCTTCATCTACGAAATTCATCCAATCCATACCACCCTTAGAACTGGCTTTTTCCTGTTCCTGAGAAGGTGCTGCCATTAGCTTAGAAAACTCACCAAACATTGCAGTTGCTTGTTTGTGGACTTCATCAGCTGGCATGCGTGGGTTGGCTTCAGCAATTTGTTTGGCAACTGTGGAAAGCAGTGCTTTTCCAACTGGGTGTTTCAAAGCGGGATTGTCAACATTTTGACCGCGAAGAGTAAAGTCACGGAAACGCGAATCCAAATCTCCAGAGAAGCGTTCCTGCCCAGTTGCTACACCTTTCTCAACCATGCCGTGTGACATTTGCACAGATGCAGAAACTCCAGACTGCACAGCAGAATTCAACACTTCCATGAATGCATTTGCGTCTCCGCCAAGCGCAGCCTGCACTTTTGCAGGATCAAGATTTTGTGCAAAGTTGACTGAACCCACGGATTTCTGAATATTTTCTGGCGTGAAGTTATCCCCAAACAGCCCAGAATTCTGCGCTTTAGTTTTATTTGCTTTAGACTCCAAAACTTCTTTACTGGGAGTCATGAGTGCCATGAAGGGGTCAAGTGGATTGCTTGTATCCATTTGCTGGTTTGCAGCTCGCTCTGATTGCTGTTGAGCACCGCCGCCCGACCCATTGTTGTTTCCTGGATTCTGCTGTTGGTTTGGACCCTGCTGCTGATTGCTAGGTTGCTGTTGTTGGGGCTGGGCTTCTGCGGGCTTAGGGCCAAAAATACCTGGAAGGAATGCCATGATTTAACTCTCTTTCGTTTCAGTTGGGACTTGGAATTCACGAAGAAGTTCCTCTAAGATAGCTACCTTAGCTTTATTCTTTTCGTGCTCCAAGATGGATGCAAATTGATTACCAGCGTTTGGATCATACTCATGCTCTACACACGCCATTGCATAATCTGCAATCTTGTTCTGTATATACATGAGATTGTAAGGAGTAATACATCTTGCTGTTTCTACTTCACCTCCATTAAATTCAAATTTGATAAACCTAGAACCTAAGTCTGCGCGGCTCATTCTTCTACTCCCGGCTCTGGCGGAGTTGCATTTCCTGCCATTGAAGTTGCTTGATACTGCTGTAAAAACTGCTGCTGCTGTTCAGGACTACGTTTGAAGTCATTAAGCCAGTTTCCGCCCTTCAGCTTAATCCAATACGTAAACATTCCAAGCACATCGTACTCTGTCATAAGTACGGGCATTGCTTGAGCAGTTTGCATGAATACAGTCATCAGATCAGATGAGAGGATTTTGTCTGTTGGGAGGAGACCATCAGTAATTGTAAATTCCAGCATTGCTTCGCGCAGTGCGATTGGATCAACATCTACAACTTCTTTGCTTTGTCGGTTCAAGTACTTTCCCGGAGTCTGGTAAAGCAGCATGTTTGCTTTCAACGTCTCTTTCAAAGGAGTCATGAACTGATGTTCAATCGTCATTGAAGAGAGTTGTTGGCGTGCAGAGCTATTCTGCATTGTAGCTTCAAATTCCGTCGTAGTTTTATTGCCTTTTTGGAACTGACCTCGATCTACCTTGTTCTGTCCTGCTGCAACGTCAGCCATTTGACTGATCATCTCGCTCATCTGAATATTGGAACTACTGTTATCTTCCCGATATGGAATCTGATAGACAGCCTTCCCAATATCATCACCTTTGAACTGGCTTGCATTTCGAAGTGGAATACGAGCGACAGCAGAGGCTGGGTCAATATCAGCTTTATTGATGAAACGCTCATTGTAGATAAGACGATCGAATACCAATCTACGCTTAGATTCGAGCGAGATGTTCCAAAGGGCGGACGACATATCTTGAAAAGGCAGCGCATTATCAAGCATACTTTGTGTCTGATAGCCCAAACCATCTTCATTTGGCTGCATAATGAACACGGGTAAGTAATCAAACGGGGAAGTAAGTTCTTCAACATAGACGACAAACTGCCAATTTACAATGTATGCAAGATAGATTGTTGGTTCATTTCCAGGACGCCCAAAATCTGAGGGCAGCGCGCGGCAAATGAAAGGAGTTACAAGATAGTAAGACTTATAGTCAATTGCTGGGCGACCATCAGTTCTAGCAGACTGTGCAGTCAATCCTGCCCATTGGAGCCAATTCATACCGTACTGGGACATTCTACCCTGCTGAAGATACGGATTAATAAAGGGGACGTAATAGTCAGTGGCGGAGTTTCCATCTCCGTTCAATCCCATCCAGCCAGATTCAAACGCTTCTTTCAGTTGGCTAGTTCTACTTGGGTCAAGAGAATTAACAAATCGCTTAAAAGTCATGCGGTTCATAATCTTGTTCCAGCCAAACGCTTCACCTTCTTCATGGTGCTTTGCCGGCTCAATTGAAAGATCCATGAAGCAATTGTACGGATCAAGCGAGGTAATACAGTTTCCCCCAATTGTTTCACTCTTCAATGCTGCGGTACCAGCTGACGACACTTGAGTTGAAGTACTGACTTTGGAGATACTTGTCTTTTTCCAGTGTGCAAAAACTGGTGCGTGGTTGTATTTGAACCCGTTACGAAAAGCTTTGATTAGTTCCCTGCTCCAACCGTACTGTACAGAGTGCTGGCCAAAGATAGTTTCAAACTGGGTTGCCATGTCTTGCTGTTCAGGAGAACTGAAGACACCGAAGATAGGATATGAAGAAAGATATACTCCAGCCTGATATGCCACTGCAGATTCAATCTGGGGCATTACGATTGGTACGGTGATATCTGTAATTTTCCGTTTTGCTGAACCCTGCAAATACTGTCTCAAATCCTTGAACCGCTGTGCAGACTGGTCTAGTTGCATCTGGTATGCTCGGTCCCGGAACTCTAGAAGATTTCGCCAATCACCCAGAGATTGAGAACAGTTTTCTGCAAACTTCTTTGCATACTGTAGTAGATTTTGTCGCTGAGAAATGTTCAGACCACCAATAATTGGGGACTTAATTTCTGGTGTGGAAGCCCTAAGCTGGGTAGCCATAGTTGTATAATTCCTTAGTTTGGCAAGAGGTTAGCAAGTTAAAATGGCATTTCAATGTCTTCTGAGTGGGATGCAGCAGCTGCTGTTCCTGAGTCAAGATTAAATATATCACGAATGACAAGACCAGGATGATCACGAAGGATCTCTTCAATATAGCCGATTGGATCAATTACGTCGTCTGTGTTGTTTACTTTAAGTGGGTTCCAATCCACAATTTGGGAAACTACAAGAGAACGTACATTTGGGTGAAGATAGATTTCCCCTGCAAGAAGTTTAGTTAGTCCTCGTTTGATTCGGTTATTCTTTGCTTGCCCTTTAGGGCTGAGTTCAACAAAGTGGAATCCGCTGATTCCTTCATCTTCACAGTACTTTTCAAACCAGAACAAGAGTGTTGACTGATACGCAACTCCTTCAACGCCAATGAGTCTAGTGTTTCTGCGTAGGCCCATACCAATCGCGTGTCTAATAGTTTCGAGAGGAGTAAACGTACCAGTGAGGAGTTCATCAAATACCGGCTTTTCATCCATCACCTCATAATGTGAGATTGAACAATCATCGCCTGACTTCTTACCTGAACTTGGATCGATCAGAATAAAACTACCTTCTCCTGAGTCTACAGATAGGAGGTATTCTGGGATGTACGGGATTTGAGAGATATCAATGCCAGATGCAAGAGCAATTTCAGTGGAATTCAAGACTTCTGAAATGAACACTTCTGGATGGTTCATCAGAGTGTCTGATTCATACTCGTCTAGCAGTTCTTGGATTGGTTTCAATTCTTCCCAAAGAGACTCACCTTCAGAAGTAATACCGCCAACAATAAGAGATTTCCACTGGTGGTTATTTTTAAGCTTCTCAAGAATTGAGTTCTGAGGATACATGTTCCCAATAAAAATGTAGGTGCAACCAAATGGAGATCTAGCTTTCATTAGAGTGGACAGCATCCAAGAGACCAAGTTGTCTGCAATTTCTTTATTCTTTGCGTCTTCTCTGTCCTGAATATCGTCCATGACCATTACGTCTGGACGTTTGTTTTTTCTGTTAATTCCTCGGACTGAGGTGCCTGCACCTACCGCCCAAAGAACTATTTCTCGCCCGCGAAAATGAAAAACTTTGGTTGTCTGTGTATTGGATTCAATATTTGCGTCCCAATTGCCAAAAACACGTCTAATGTTTGGGGAACTTAGCATGTCACAAATGTCTGAGAGAATGTTTACAGCTTTACTTTCACTAGCACCAATGATTAGGATGAAGTGCTTATGTGAAAAGAGTACGTACCAGACACAGACTATCTTGATAAAAGTAGTTTTTGCAAAGCCCCGGGGGATTCCAATTGCAAATCTTTCTACCTTTTGCTTAAACCCTGTAAGGAGGGCAAAAAGCACCAAATAAAAAGCAGGAAAATTAAAAAGAAAATCTCCAGGCATGCTAAGCATAGCAAGAAAATTAAAATCTTTTCTAGCAACATCTGCAACTTGTTCTGTTTTAGTTGCTACATCTTGTACGTCAGGAGCACTCACAACAGGTCACTCATTTCTAGGTCGTGGGGAATAAGTTTAGGGAGTTTACGCTGCGGCCGGTTGTCTATAGATTGCAAGACTCCAGCTGCCCGTTCCACTTTTGTAACTCCAGGGAGGGCTGGTTTAATTTGCTGCCCTGTTTCGCCTGCACGGATCTTTAAAATTTCATCTAGTTTTCGCGGGGATGCTGAAATCATGCTCTTTCCTTCCACCTCGACAATTTCATTCTTACCGTTTGTTAGGTACTGAGGTATGAGATTAATGTTGAGTTGAAGATTTACAATTGTACCTGCTTGCGGGGCAGAGCGAATAATTGCAGAATCCTTTCTTCGCTTAGCTTTATTTAGAACTGAGAATGCTTGAAGAGACTGTTGCAAGTTTGCAAGCGGGGCTTTGGACTCAATTCGGTCAAGAAAGGTCCCCTCTACACGGTCAATTTGATTGTCGTACTCTATGTCTTCCTGCGCAGCTGCTACTTTCTTTTCTTCTAGCTCCACTTTAAAGTCTTCATCATCTAGAAGCTGACTAATGTAGCTTTCAGAGACCCCAAGAGTTGTAGAGACCTGAACTGGGCTTAAGCCTTGACAAAGCATCTCAAGAATTTGTGGTTTGCTGGACATTGCGCGCGACCTTCAGATTGGGAGTTTTATTGCAGGCTAGCTAAACTATACTATAGCCTTCTATTTAATCCCAAACTGCCCCACGAATTACTCTCTCCAATTGGAGAACACGCTAATCTTTGTAAGTTGTTGGGAATGATTGAACTGAAAAAAGTTTAGAAAGTTTTGGAGACCGTCATATAGGATTTACGTTGTCCTCCCTTCAAAAAGGCCCCCACCCCCGCCTGTTTAAGTTAGTGTGTGCACACTTCAGAGTAGGTTAGTAAGTACACACTTAGGTTTGTGTATGTGAGTGAGTGAGTGGTTACATTGTTGTGCGGGCAATGTTAGTGTGTACGAACTAACTTGTAGTGTGTAGGTACCTAGCACGATTCATGCCATGCCAGATTGTGAGAGTGACATTGTTACGTCGTGAAGTGACAAGATAGGTCATAGGATGTACGTATGGATACATGTGTAACTCGGTATTTTTCACAATGTGAGTGTGTGAGGCAAATTAGGTGACAATATTTGTTATTTGGTGGCTGGCATGCGGGTTGCATATGTACTGTTGTCTGCAACTCTGAATTGATTGGAAACTGAAATGAAGGTCTTTATCTTTGCTACTCTTGAGTTTTGCCACCTTGCAGGGCTAGTCTCTGCAATAGGCAACATTCTGTTGCATGAGTTTCCGTTCCCTTTTCCTACCCTTTGGAGATTTTACTATGTCTACTCTTCGTATCCATTCTTCGATTGCTTCGGCAATTGCAATCCTTTCTGTCGGCGAGCGGCTTGTTTCAGTGAAGTGGAATGAAACTTCCAAGCAAAGTAAAAGGGAAGCAGCGGTTGTTCTCAGTTTTGAATCTCTCACTGCGCCTGAAGTTCCTGAAAGTTTCCGTGCTTTGGTTGAATCTGCATTGTTGTCTTCGGCCGAAGATGTTTTGAAAGGCTTCTGTTCGGAGAACCTGAATAGTTTCGAGGTTGGTTCGGAATTGTTCGATCGAACCGCTTTGACAGAAAGTTTCATGAATCGTGGTTCCGCTTGGTTGAGCAAGAAAGATTTGGAATTGCAATTCACTGCAAGTGCAACATGGAAACGCATCGCTTCGCGGCCTGAATTCCAGAACAACAAAACCTATCAGGCTGTTGCAAATCGTTTTAAGGAGACTGTTTTGAAGTTGTCTGGCAAAGCAACAATTGTCGAACCCGATGACGCGGATAAAATTCTCAGCAAGTTGGAAGATTCTGACTTGGAAACCAGTTTCGGTACTTTCGTTGTCTCGCGCCTGGAAAGCATGAAGAATCGCAAGACCGAAAAGATCGACTTCGATTCTCTCTAAAGTCTGTATTTTGCTTGGCTTGTTCGCTCAGGCCAATTTCTAATACGGATTCGAG